TTCTCTTGCTTATTTATCTTATTGGAGTTTGCAGAAGAAAAGATGTATTGAAGGTCTATGGTCGCCGGATGATGAAGAGGTTGATGTTGATTTAAACCAACCGATCAATTATTTATTAACCGGAAAAGAAAATCAAGCTCTTTCTAAAAAATGGAGATGGATGCCGGGCAATTTGTTTTTTTATGGGAATTTTGGTACGATTGCTTATAAAAAGAAAGGCGACCATAAATCAGCTTCTAAAAAAAGACAAAGACCCTTGACGAGAGATGTGGAGTGGGAGCTGAGCTATAATTATGCAGAAGCTAGAGGATTCTCAGGATTTAAAGAAGATGATGAATGGAGCTGCGAGAGGGATTTATTTTTATTTTTAACCGGAAAAGAAGCAAGTCCTTCTTCTTATGCTTTTGATAGTAAAGGTAATCCTAAGAAATTCAAACCAGCTAGAGAATATCTAAGAGAATTAAAGGATAAACCTTACGGTCTTCCTCTATATAACAATTCAGCAAAAGACTTATTTATATTAGGAACAAGAGATTTTGGTAAATCTTATTATGTGAGTCAAGCGATAATGTTGTATAGCTTTTTGTTTGATGATGCAAAAGAATATAATCAAGAATCTATTCTTAATCCTTATTCTGTTTTTCTAGTTGTAGGGGCGGCTATTCAAGATAAGTCTGTTGACCTTTGTAATAAATTATTAGAAGGTTTGAACCATTTAATTGGTAGCTATGGGGAAGGAACTAAACAATATACTCCCTCTCCATTAAAAAAGAATTATAAAGGGAATCTTAATCCTAATAATAAAGAAAACGCTTTCCGCCATAAGTATGATGTGAAGATTGGAGGAGAATGGAAAGAGAAAGGTTCAGGAACAGCGATTCAACATGTGACTTATACAATATCAAACGCTGAGGCTGGGGTAGGTAAAAGAACAACGATCAGTATATTGGAAGAAGTAGGTCTTATCGAAAACTTACTTGCAATCAGAGCGGCTAATAAAGCTATTCTTATGGAATCTGGTGAAAAGTTTGGTAGTCAGATTTATATTGGAACTGGTGGTAATATTGAAAAAGTAAGAGAAGCTGAAATTATATTTACTGATCCTGAATCTTATGATTGTTTAGCTTTCGAAAATACTTTAGAAAAAGGAGCAGGAAAGATAGGATTCTTTCTTCCTTCTATTTTTGCTTTACAACAATTTAAAGATGATAATGGAAATACAAATATTGAGAAAGCTCTAGCCTTTAAATTAAACCATAGAAAAGAAGCAGAGAAAGCAACGAATCCAAGCGTATTAGCTTCCGAAATGATGAGCTATCCTCTTCTTCCTTCTGAGATGTTTTTACAAGGATATGAGGATACTTTCCCTGTTGTTCAGATTAAAGAAAGAATTGCGGAATTGACTGCAAACGATAATATTTATAAGAATCAAAATTATTATGGGAATCTTGAATTTACAATTGATGGATTCTTAGCTTGGAAAAATGGTAACTACAGTCGAGCAATTGAAGATTATCCTCTTAAAGACAATAAAAATAAAGAAGGATTGATTACAATCTTTGAGATGCCTAAGAAAGATAAAGAAGGAAGAGTAATTCCCAATCGATATATTCAAGGAACTGATACTTATGATGATGATGCAAGCTCTACTGACTCTTTGGGTTGTACTTATATCTTTGATTTATTTACTGAAGAGATGGTTGCAGTATTTGTAGGAAGAAGATTGAGCGAAGAGTTCTATGAGGTAACAATGAAGCTTTGTCTTTATTATAATACGGCAGGCTCCCACTTGTATGAGAATAATAAAAAAGGATTATATAGTTACCATAATAAAAAGAACAAAATCCATCTTCTTGCTGATACTCCCGAATATCTTAGTCAAAACTTTCAAATTAAATTAACTGGAATCGGTAATCAAAAGAAAGGAGTTAATATGAGTAGTAAAGCTCTTGTAACCCACGGAATTACTTTACAGGCAGATTGGCTCAAACAACAAGACGCAAAAGGAGAATATTTTAATCTTAAAAAAGAGAAAGATATTGGATATTTGAGAGAGTGTTTGTATTATCGAGCAGATCAAGGAAACTACGATAGAATCTCAGCTAGATCAATGGTGTTTATGTTGAGAGAGCAATTGTATAATAGAACTCAAGAATTAAAGAATAACAAAGTATTTATAGATAAGTTTAAAGATAGTGAATTCTTTAATCGATATAATAAGAGGAAAGTAAAACCTTTAAAGTTTAATTTTTTCAACGACGATACAATAAATAGAAAAGAGGAAAGAGATGTATTGGAATCAATATAATGGAGCAAAGTTTCCAGCTCAAAAAAAAGCAATAAAGCAAAAAGGAAAAGATTGGAGGATTTTTTGCGTAGATGGTGCAGAGAATCTTGCTCTTAATTCTAATCCTTTATTGAGACAGAGCTATTATAATAAAAGAATTAATTACGATCTTTATTCAGATATTTTAGATCAAGAAGATATTGAGAAAATCTGCAATCCGATGGGTTTAGGTGGATTAGAGGCTCCTGCCAAAATGATGAATTATCCAATCTGCAACCCTCGAATTGATGTTCTTGTTGGAGAGTCTATTCAAAGAAAGATTCCTTGGGTTATTAAAGCAGTCAACGAAGATGTTATCAATGATAAACAGGAAGAGTTGAAGAAACAATTTTTATCTTTGTTTGTTTCCCATCTACAAAATCCTGAATTATCTGAAGAAGAAATGAAGGAATCTCTGAAACAATTTGACCATTATAAAACTTATTCTTTTAGAGATGTGAGAGAGGAGATGATGACCCATATATGTAATGATTTAATGTTGTCTCAGAATCTTGAATTTAAATGGAGTAAGATATTTAAAGACGCGTTGATTGCTTCGGAAGGAATAGGGATGTGGGATATTGTTTCAGGAGAGCCAGTATTTGAAAAACTCAATCCTCTTAATGTATTTACTTTTGCATCAGGTGAGAGTAATTATATAGAAGACAGCGATATTATTGTAGTTGTTGGCTACATGAGTCCCGGTCAAATTATTGATTATTTTTATGATGATTTGACTCCAAAAGAAATAGATCAAATTGAAAGCAATATAACAACTGGCGGAGAAGATGAAAAAGGAGGAGATTTTAATATTGATAATCGTTCTTATGATGTTGGGATTGAGCAAAGCGTACTCCTTGATACAATGATTAATTTAGGAAAGAATAGAAATAATTCTTATATGTTTAGTCCTTATGATGAAGATGGAAATATTAGAGTAGTAAGAGTGTTTTGGAAATCTCGTCGTAAAATGAAAAAAGTTACTGTTTATGATGAGTTTGGAAATGAGGACTTCGAGGTATATGATGAGAACTTTGATTCAAAAGATTTACCTACAACTATTTTCTGGATTAACGAATGGTGGGAAGGAACAAAAATTGGAGGCTCTCCTGCAATCAATAATAGATCTACAAGCGCAATCTATTTAAGAATGAGGCCAAAGCCAGTTCAAGTAAGGTCGTCTCTTAATCCTTCTAAATGTCATCCGGGAATTGTCGGTACTATTTATAATACAAACGATAATGTGAGTATTTCTTTGATGGATAGGATGAAGCCTTATCAATATCTTTTTAATATTGTCCATTTTAACCTCGAAAAAGCTCTTGCTTTAAATATTGGAGAAGTAATGAATTTGGATTTGGCTTCTATTCCTGACGATTGGGAGATTGATAAATGGATGGCGTATGTGAAGATGTATGGGATTGCAGTAAGAAATAGTTTTCAAGAAGGACAAAAAGGAGTAGCAAAAGGGAAATTGGCAGGAATGATGAATCAGATGAGTCCTTCTTTCTCAGTCAGTACTGGCAACTCTATTCAATTATATATAGGTATTTTGGATTATATTAATAGGCAGATAGGATATATTTCAGGAATCTCAGATTCAAGATTGGCGTCTATAAATAACAGAGAAGCAGTCAGAAACGTAGAAAGAGAAATAACGCAGTCTTCCCATATTACTGAATATTGGTTTTACGAGCACGATCAATTCAAACTTAGATGTATGGAAGTTGGGATGGAGTTTGCCAAATATTGCTACAAATCGGTTAAAAATAAGAAGAGACAGTATATCTTAGGCAACGGATCTATTGTTATGTATAATGTAGATGGTGGGATGTTGAAGGAAACCGACTATGGAATTTATGTTACTGATTCAAGAGCCGCAAATGATTTAATTAGAAATGTGAAAGAGTTGTCTCAAGCAATGATTCAAAACGATAAAATTACTACAAATCAATTAATCGAAATATTAGCTTCTACTTCTCTTGCTACAATTACAAATAAGACTAAACTTTGGGACGACGAAAGAGAAAAGAAGTTACAAGATCAACAAGAAAAAGATCGCCAAGTTATTCTCCAAACAAAACAAGCTGAAATAGCAGATAAAGAAGCAGAAAGAGAATTGAAAAGAGAAGAATGGGATCGAGAAGATATGAGAGCTGCTGAGGAAAGAAAGAAAGATTTAATGGTTGAGATGTTGAAAATCAATAGTCAATCGGCAAATAATAACGACGGAGGGACAGATTTAGAAAAATTAAAATTAGCAGCAGAAAAGATTCAAAAAGATTATGAATTAAAGAATAGAGATTTGAAAGAGAAAGAACGCCATAACAAAGAAGCAGAAAGTATAGCCAGAAAAGCGAAGGCAAAAGCAAGTTAGTTATAGGCCAAAGTAGTTTCTTTTATAATTATTGAAACTTTATTTTAAATTATCAGATATTAGGTGTAGATACAAAATTAAGACAAGACAATGGAACAAGAGTTATCGATAGATTTAAATGAACTCAATCATTTATTTAGTCAGCAAC